CGTGTCTGGGATATTGAATGTGTTTGCTGACGGGTTAACGCTGGTGGCAAGCTTATTCCCGTTATGCGAAGTTGTTCCTGCAATCGTAACAACGTCATTCTGGAGAAGTCCTGGGAATGCATCACAAGTAATCGTAGTGAGTCCAGGCCCGCCGGAAGCAGTCCCCGTAATATTCACTAATGACGTAGTTGCATCACAATCGCAGAAGAAAATGTAGATGTACCCAGCAATCGCCGCACATTGAACCTGCGGGTTGAAGTAATTGCTATCGTCATATTGAGCCATCGCCTTGGTAACACTGATGCCGCTAGAAGGGGTCACTCTTGTTTTAGGGACCACTTCTATCCCTGTAGCTTCGTCAACAACCCTTCCGTAAACCTGCCATGGGATATCGGCAACCCCTGTGTATTCCGGGTCCGTTTCTGCCCAAGCTTCAACTCGATACCCGTTTGCTCTCGCCATTTGTAGCGGAGTAGATGTGACAGACTCATTATTGTGGACATAGGCGTCTTCAAACGTGCAACCGGTGATTCTCCCCTTCTCCACCCATGTGCCCGAATTGGCGCGAGAGAAAGCGTCGTTCCCGTCGAAAACAAGGCGCTCATCTTTGTAGCTGGCACACTGTTCGCTGGCATCGATTGTCCCGCTAATCTTGGAGTTGCCTAATCGAGTAAACCCGTTTCGCTTCTGAATCTGACCTGTTTTGCTGAACTTGCCATTATTGCAAAGCGCGAGCTTCGGGGGTTGCAGGTGCTTGTCCGAAGCCTTCTCGTCTAATCCGCTCGATAGCGGCAAAGAACTCATTTGTTTTTGCAGCGGCATCAGAAAACCCACAAATCAACTTCAACGGATGAAGCTGAGTTTAATTTTAAAGTCTTGGTGGCGTTGTTATTGTTGTCTTGGTCATCATACACAACCACATTCCCCCTGCGTCGAATCACCACAAAGCCCTGAGGGGCCCGTCCTAACCCATGGGCGACAATCGTTACCCCATTAATCGTCTTCTTCTTTAAGAGGACCCCATCGAGAGAAAATGCCCCCTCAACGCGCTTCATTATAGGCTCGGCGTTGTCCTGCAATTCTTCAATTACAGGGTCGCCGGTAGTAACTCGCTTCCAGGGCTCCATTTCAATGCTCTGTCTCAGGTTGGGCTAAAACTTCAACCTGCAACAATTCCATTGCCTTATTTCTAATCTCATTATCGGACAGCTTATCGATAGTGGAAATCTCTACCCTTGAAACGGCATCATCCAGCCCAAGATAAAGGGTTCGTCTGGATTGGATATCGAGTAAGATTTTAGCGGTTTTAGTACACCAACCTTTTAAAAGGTGCTCTTTGGCTTGTTCCAGAAGTCGGTCGAGCCGCATTAATTCCTGCTCTTTAATCTGGTCCCGCGTCTCTGCGGTCATCTCGCGGCAACGCCTAAGCTCGTCTTCGACCAGTTTATGAGCGTACGTTGCCGAAAGCCCCATGGTTGAGGCAATTTTGCTGTAGCTATAGCCCTTCAGCCGCAGTTCGAGTGCAATCTGGGAATTCTTTACCTTCCGGCAGGTCGCAACCTTGTTCCTATTCGTTTTCGCCACTTAGACCCCCGCGTCGTATTGGATAAACTTAATATTCGACCCCATTATTCGATACCGCATTAAGAAAGCTCCGGGGTCATAGGCGAAACCAACGTCGTTCCATCGGTGCCCGATGTCTTGAATCGAGTCAGGAATCCCCGCGTCCCTTGGCTCCGCCATGGAAACCAAGCGCTCATGCATCATTGCCTTTTCCCTCATCAAAGCAGAAGGGTCTGATTCTTCTCGAATCAGAAGCCGGATAGCTGCACTTAGTGCGATGTAATCCGGCCAGCCCTTAATCATGGGAGGAATGATGTCTGAAATGGAATCATCGTCGGCTGTCATTAAAGACATCTCGGGAACATACCAAAGCTCGGCGGTTCCAGATGTCAGAGGGCTCGTCTTAGCCCCGTCCAACGTCTCTAGATTAAAAGGGTGGATAGAAAAGCGGCGACCGCCAGTAGTATAATAAACACGCTTCGCTTTATAGAAGTCAGAAGGGAGAGCATAGTTTTCTGTCCCTGCAACTAAGGTGATGCTTTGAGTGCTTAAGAAGTAGTCTTCATAGGCATTAACCAGGATATCGTACATCTCCGAAGCGGCGGAGTTAATGTAATCATTAACTCTCGCCTCAACGGGGAAGTTAGAGCCGGTCATATCGGCGTAGTCTAACGCTCGTGCGCGTAAGTCACTTAATGTGGCTGCACTAGCCATTATGACCTCCCCTAAACTATATTAAACTGCTGGCATCAGAATTCGCACGTTGTAGATAGGTGCCTTGCAGCCCAAGTTTCCTCGGAATGCTAGTCGCGCTTCTACTGAATCTGCCGTGGCAGAACGCAAAATTCGGTTACCATCAAGATTTAAGAACTTCACCGGCTCACCTAGAGTCGCTAAAATCCACTTATCCATTTCAAGCATGTAGCCACTTTCGGCGGGGCACTTGTTTGCGGCTACGACGTTAATCGCGCCAGTGTCGCCTTGAATGGTTACAGACCGGAACCCGATATCCGCCACTACACCCTTATGGGTAGTTGCGTTTACGGTGTTGTAGTTTTGCTTGCCGTGAAGGTTCTGAATCAAACTACGTTGCTGAACGTGGTTAATGAACGCAACATTCGGATTCCCACCCACTCGGGCAGAAAGAGAACCGGCAGTAATTAGCCCATCCTCGATATCCGCTGATGCTTGGTCAGTGTACTGACCATAGAGCCGTGAATCCACTGAACGGTCTACACCGAAAAAGCTTTCGCCGCCACTCGGAGCGGTCGAAGGAAGCCAAGAACAAAGGCCGCTAATGCAAACATTGGAACCGTTGTTTGCTGCGTCGCCTTGAGGGTAAACAAAATCAGCGGGAGCAAAGCTAGTAATCGCGGAATCCCAAACCGAAGCCGATGTGATAACGCCAGTAGAGCGATTAACCCCAGACACGGCGGCGGTCCCAGCCCGTAACGTCCCTCCATCAGCAGCCGAAGCAACAATAACCATATTTACGTCAAAGTTTGCGACATCCTCTTCTTCACCGAGGGTAAAGGTTGTTGCGCCGCCAACGTAAGCCCCTACCGTACCAATGACACCGGTACCGCATCGGAAAAGCTGAGTTTCAATAGAGTTAGACAGAGAGTTCATCGCTCCGTCAATGCTGGCCTTCAATGCTTGAAGGAAAGCCATTGCATCGCCTTTAGAAGCTTCCGCTGCTTCTGAGCCGACTTGTGCAATCGAGTAGTTTGAAACCCGAGTTAAGAGAAAGTCATCCACGCTAACTTGGTTAGCTGGTGCTGTTCCGGTGGTACCCTGAGCATTTCCGAAGCTCGCACTTCGACCCTGCGGGTCACCGTAAACGTTAACAATAGGCATATTGCGACCACCGAAATCGGAACGCTTGGGAAGCATTGCCAATAAGGGTCGTCGAGAAAGAGTTGTTTTGGCTAGGTTGCTAGCAGAGTAAATCTGCTTCAACGCTGCGTCGAAATTGGTGACAGTAGTTGCCATTTTTTAAAATCCCTAATCCGTCCAAGTATCAGACGGAATTAACTTCGCTGCCTCCCTTAATAGCTCGTACTCCGACATTTTCGACATGTCAGGCACTTCTGCTGCAGGCGTAGCTGCGAGTGCGTTAGTCAAAGTTTGTGGTTTTGATTGTTCGCCGGGATTGCTCGTGGCTGGTACTACTGCGCTCTTTGTTTTTTCGGGTGCATCCTGCAACCCAAGCAGTCGTCGCACTGCTTTATTGCTTGATAAGCTTTTTAATTGCTCCGTTAATTCACTTTGAATTCTACGGGCAGCATCAGTTGGTGTCAACACTTCTCCATGGTCGCTGGCGTGGAGAGACGCCAGGTTAAAGATAAGGGTTTCGCTATCAGGGTAGTCGCGCAAAAGCTCAAATTCTTCACTCTGGATAACGGACCTTACGTCTTTTTGATATTCTCTAACGTAGCGGTCGTTATTTTGTTCCTGAATCATTTCGCGCTGTTGGGCCACTTCCTGCCGAAGCTGTTGGATTTCTGACGAACTTCTGTCAGAATTCCGACGAATTAACTCCTCAGGCGACTGCGCCCCATCATTTAAAACCCTTTTAGCTAAGTCATCGAAAGTCATTCCTTGTTTTTCAAGGAAGTCTACGGGGTTTTCCCTAAACCCGCCCTGATACCGGTCCAGCTCTGCCTTCATGGAGTCCATTTGGGCCTTCATACTCTCCATTTGGCGGCGCTGCTCTTTAACTTCGGTGCGTTCCGCTAAGTTACGCTTCTCCGCTGCCTTAATCGCTGCCCAGGACCGGTCAAAATGGTCCGGTTCCTTGGGGGCTTCGGCCGGCGGAGCTTCTTCGGCTGCGGGTGTTTCCGGTGGGCTAGTCATATTCTGACTAGGCTCTGGTGTAGCCTCCACTGCCGGGGCTTCTGCTCCTGCCTCGGTAACGGAATCTAAAATTGCTGCTAAATCTGGCTCGCTCATGGTTTTCCTTTACATTAGTCCAGGGGGTAAAGCTCCTGGTGGTATGGCTCCGGGGGGTGCCGGTTCCATTGGCAGACCTTCTGCGCCTGGTGGCATCCCCATTGCGTCGGGTGGCATTCCTTCGGGTCCAGGCATCATCGGTGGCGGAGCTTCAGCCATTGCCTGGAGTTCATCAATTTGGACAATCCATCTTCGGAGAAGCTCCACTCGGTCGGTGGGGGTGTTGTCCACTTCGGCTCGGAGAAGGGCTAAAGTCGCTCTTTGTCGCGCCATATCGAGATTCATCATCGGATCAGGTGCCTTAAAATCGCCATCCTTCAGAATTCGCTCGATGAATTTGTCTGTGATGTCCAACGGGGCGTTTATAAGTGACCTTATTTTATCTAAATCAGGGATATCGAGCAGGTGAACCGACATCGACGCAAACTCGGGGCTCACCTGGGCAAGTTCTCGGAGTGCGGCAATTTTGCCTGCCGGTGTACCTTCGAGGTACGAGACGGGGGCGCATTGCATGGTGTATTTGTCTTTGTCGATAGA